CGGCAAAGCCAAGATCCTTGACACTCCATACGGCAAGATTGTCCGCAACCTCATTGACGAGGGCGTGAAACTGGGCGTTTCGTCCCGTGGCATGGGCAGTCTTAAGGAGCAGGACGGGGTAAATGTCGTGCAGGAAGACTTCATGCTCGCTGCGGTGGATGTGGTCGCTGATCCGTCTGCACCCAACGCTTTTGTCAACGGCATCATGGAAGGACGGGAATGGATTTGGGACGGTGGCGTTCTGAAGCCCGTGGAAGTGGAAAATTACAAGCGTATCATTGAGAAGACTTCCTCCAAAAATTTGGAGGAGCAGGCAATGAAACTGTTCAAGGATTTCATTTCAAAACTCTGACGGTTCTACATATTTCCTAGAAGGAGACTCACAGTCATGGCTAACGAAAAGATCGAAGATGTCATCAAGAAGGTAATCCTGGGCGAAGGCTTCCTCGCGGAGAACGCCGAGGAGCAGAACATCCCCGAGGGCGACGAGGACACCTCCGATGAGGATGCCATCGCTGAGGAGGAAGTCTACGAGGACGCAGAAGAAATCGTAGAGGAAGAAGAACTCGAAGAAGCCAAGGACGAAGAGTCTGAGGAAGAAGACGAGGAAGAAGACGAGGAAGAAGAGGAAGAGGAAGAAGAGGAGGAGGACGAAGAGGACTCCAAGGGCAAGAAGAAGATGCCCGCCTTCCTCAAGGGCAAGTTCGGTAAGAAGAAGGAGAAGGTTGAAGAAGCCGCCTCTGACTACGCCGACAAGAAAATGTACCAAGATGCCAATGGCAAGGGTGCATCTATTCCTGCTCCAACTGGCGATGCTAGTGGCAAGAACAAGGCTACCATCAAGGCAAAGCCATCTGCTGCAAAGGCTGAAACCAAGATTCCAGAAGTGAAGCCCACCGTGAAGGAGGACATTGCTGTTCTTCTCAGCGGTCAGGAACTTTCGGAAGACTTCAAGACCTCGGCTGCTACCCTCTTTGAGGCTCACCTGAACGAGCGCGCTCGTCAGATTGAGGAAGAGGTTCAGGCGAAGTACGAGGATCTGCTTGAGCAGCACACCGTTGCTGTTACCGAAGAACTCGTTGAGCGCATTGACGATTACCTCAACTATGTTGTTGAAGAGTGGATGCAGGAGAACCGCCTTGCCGTTGAGCAGGGACTCCGCACCGAGATCACCGAGAACTTCATTGGCAACCTCCGTTCGCTCTTTGCCGAGTCGTACATTGAGGTTCCCGAGGAGAAACTTGACCTCTTTGAGTCCACCGTTGAGCAGGCTGAAGCCCTTGACGGCGAACTTCAGGAGCAGGTTGACAAGAACATTGAACTCGCTGAAGAGGTTGAGCAGTTGAAGTGCGAGATCGTTTTCCGCGAGATCGCAGAAGGTCTAACCGACACCGACAGCGAGAAACTTCGCCGTCTTGCCGAAGACCTTGAGTTTGATACCGTAGAGCAATTTGCCGAGAAGTTGGGTGTTCTCCGTGAGAACATTGAAACCATTGGCAACACAGTCACCGAGGGAGAAGCCGAAGAAGAGTCCCTAGAGGAGTCTTTTGAGGACGCTTCCGAGGCTTCCCCACTCGTTGAAGCATATGTGCGATCAATGAGTAAGTCACGAGAGTAATATTCAGTCAATAGACTGTTAAACACATTTCAAGGAGATAGAGAACATGGAAAACAAGTTTCTAACCGAGCAGGCACTCCGCAAGTGGAAGCCTGTCATCGACCACAAGGACATGGCTCCAATCACGGACGCTCACAAGCGTGCCACGATTGCCACCCTTCTGGAGAACCAGGAGAAGGCTATCAAGGAGCAGATGCTCGTTGAAGGACCAATCAATGGTATAAACACAACAGGTGGTATGTCGCCACTTTCCGCAGGATCGGAAAACACAAGCCTTCGTGGATACGATCCAATTCTTATCCAGTTGGTTCGTCGCGCCATGCCTAACCTCATGGCTTACGACATCTGCGGCGTTCAGGCTATGTCGGCTCCGACTGGTCTGATCTTCGCAATGCGTAGCAAGTATAACACGCAGGGCGGAACCGAGGCTTTCTACAACGAGCCAGTGGCTTCGTTCAGCGGCTCCACCTATGCCAACTCCAGCGGCTTCTCTGGATCTGCTGCTGGTGGTGCAACACTTGGTTCGCTCACTGGTTTCCCGACTGCGGGTGTTGATCCGTTCTTCGGCATCACTGCTGCTGATGTCAGCGGTCTGACCACTGGTTCAGCCATTCAGACATCTGTTGGTGAAGGTGCTGCTCCGAACGAGATGGCATTCAGCATTGAGCGCGTCGGCGTTCAGGCTGCAACTCGTATGCTTGCTGCCTCGTACTCGGTTGAACTCGCTCAGGATCTCAAGGCTGTTCACGGACTTGATGCTGAAACCGAACTCGCCAACATTCTCAGCACGGAAATCCTTGCTGAAATCAACCGCGAGGTTGTTCGCACGGTTTACAAGACCGCTAAACTCGGCGCACAGCAGGGCGATCTCTACTACAAGACCATTGCTGGTGGTCTGTCTGCTGGTGGTTCTGCCATCGGTGGAGTGTACGACCTCATTCAGGACTCGGATGGTCGTTGGAGCGCGGAAAAGTTCCGTGGTCTGATGTTCCAGATTGAGCGTGAGTGCAACCAGATCGCCAAGGACACCCGTCGTGGCAAGGGCAACTTCATCATCTGCTCGGCAGATGTTGCTTCTGCCCTCGCAATGGGTGGCTTCCTGAACATCAGCCCCGCGCTGAATGTCAGCCTTGATGTTGATGACACTGGCAACACCTTTGCTGGTACCCTCAACGGCAAGATCAAGGTCTACATTGATCCGTACATTGACACCACTGCTACGAGTTCCAGCAACTTCGTCTGCGTTGGGTATAAGGGAACCAGCCCATATGACGCTGGTATCTTCTACTGCCCCTATGTCCCGCTCCAGATGATGCGTGCTGTTGATCAGTCCACCTTCCAGCCCAAGATGGCGTTCAAGACCCGCTACGGCATGGTTGCGAACCCCTTCGCGGAAGGCTCGGTTGCTGGTCTGGGCGGTCTGAAGACTCGCTCCAATGTTTACTACCGCATCTTCCGCGTGGACAACCTCCACGGCGTGGCTTCGTAATAGAAGCAGCGGTAACGAACCGAACGGGGGAGGGCGAAAGCCCTCCCCTTTTCTTTTCTACATACTAGTATGGCAAACCCCTTTACATTCGCAGACATACCCGAAGACATAAAGTACAGGTATCCTGAACGCATCAATCCGATGCTTCCGACCTACTATAGGTTTAGCATATCTCGTCTGCCTAATACGGTTTATTTCTGTCAGAGCGCGTCCCTACCCACCATCACGATGAGTGAGGTACAGATGCCCAACCCGTTCATGCCCATAAAGGCTCCATCAAAGATGGACTTTGACGAGTTGAGTATTTCATTCATCGTGGACGAAGAGATGAAAAACTGGCTTGAGATATTCAACTGGATGCGCTCCTGTACGAATGTTGAAAACTACGAAGAGTTTCGTGCGCCAAACACACACACCTGTACGGCGAATCTTATCATTTTGAACAGCACCAAGAACCCGAAAATAAATGTCACATTTGAAGGGCTGTATCCGCGAACACTTGGTTCTATTGATTTCAGTTCTACTCTCGTAGACCCTGAGCCTTTCCAATGCACAGCCACATTCTCTTACAGAAACTACAACATAGAAATGCTGTGATTGGTTATTGACTCCGTTGCTTGTTGGTGTAGACTACCAAAACGGAGAACCATATGACCCTAGACGAAATCCGTAAAGAGATTGAACGAGATGTGCGATTGGACGAGTCTGCTCTGGATTTGGAGTCCATGAAGATTCCCCAACTGCACAGCAAGTATCTGAATTTTTTGACCGACGAAAGACTTTCCCTTCGTAAAACGGAGGGAGACTTTTCTATGCTGCTGAAAGCAAAGTGGGAATATTACACAGGTAAAATGTCTCACGAAGAACTCTCTGCTCGCGGATGGCAACCGTTTCCATTGAAGATACTGCGTAATGATTTGGATGTGTATCTGAACGGTGATGAAGACCTGAACAAGAGCAGACAGAGAATAGCGTATCAGAAAGAAAAAATCTCCCTGCTTGAAGAGATCGTAAAGGAATTGAACAACAGACACTGGAAAATTCGTAACGCCATTGATTGGAGAAAGTTTATTGGTGGACAGTAAACCATCTTCTCTTCTTATTACAGACGAAAAGCACTGGTGGCTTGACCGTATGTACTTGCAAGATGCGGTGAGAGCGGCAAAGCGTAGTGTAGATCCAAATACTCAAGTTGGATCTGTTCTGGTTGTTCCCACGGGAATTGGAGTTGTGGTGCGAGCATGGAATGCTGTTCCGCCAAAACTTTTGCAGGCTGGATATCCTATCCGCACAGAGGAAAAAAATTACTGCACAGAACACGCAGAACGAGCGGTCATATTCAATGCCATTAGAAATGGGTTGAAGACTGACGGAATGACCATGTATTGCACATGGGCATCCTGTTCTGAGTGTGCCAGATCCATAATCAATTTTGGTATATCTAGGGTAGTAACCTTTTCCGCACTTGTGGATGGAAGCAGTCAGCATTGGCAAGATAGTGTTTTTCATGGAATTCGCATGATGCGAGATTGCGGAATATCTGTTGTTGGTTGGAGAGGAGACATAGGAATGGAATTAAGCATGAGATTTGGCGGGAAAAAGATCACAGAAAAGGACTTGATTTGATGTTTGACCTTGATGTGAGCGCAGTGGATTCGGTTTATGTTCGTGTGCAATGCGATAGAGGGATCGCACACGAACTGTCTGACTACTTCACATTCAAGGTGCCTGGCTACAAGTTCATGCCTGCGTATCGTTCCCGTCTATGGAACGGCGAAATCAAACTGTACAACATCCACAGCCAACTCATCTACGCGGGTTTGGTGGACTACATCAAGAAGTTCGCGGACGAGCGGCAGTACACGGTTACCTTTCCTGCGCGAAATGAAATCAACATCACGCCTGACGCTGTGAGAAAGTTTATGCAGGACTTCTTGCAGGTTCATGTTGGTGGCAAGAAGGTGGACGCACACGATCACCAAGTAAACGCGGTGCATCATGCTATGCAGCAGGAACGGTGCTTGCTCCTGTCTCCCACAGGCAGCGGAAAGAGCCTCATCATCTACACACTCTTGCGGTACTACTTGGACAAGATCCCTTCGGACAAGAAGGTGTTGATCGTGGTTCCAACGGTGTCTCTTGTAGAGCAGATGCTTTCCGATTTTACTGACTATTCGTCTGCGAACGGGTGGAGCGTGAAGAGCAACTGCCACAAGATCATGTCGGGAGAGGAAAAGAACAGCGACAAGCGGGTGGTGGTTTCCACTTGGCAGAGCATATACAAGCAGAGCGAGAAGTGGTTTCAGCAGTTTGGTGCGGTGGTTGGTGATGAGGCTCACCTGTTCAAGTCAAAGTCTCTCACCGCGATCATGTCCAAACTAAAGACCTGTCCGTATCGCGTGGGAACCACGGGAACACTGGACGGAACCAATACTCACAAATTGGTTCTTGAAGGACTTTTTGGAAAGGCTTACGAAGTCACCAAAACAAAAATACTCATGGAGAAGCAAATACTCAGCGATCTAAAGATTGAGTGCTTGCTGCTGTCGTATCCTGATCTTGACCGTGAGTCTGTGAGGCGAGCGAAGTATCAAGACGAAATCAAGTGGATCATTGGCTCCAAGCGGCGCAATGCATTTATTGCAGGTATGTGTCAGCGACTCAAAGGCAACACCCTGATACTATTTCAATTCGTTGAAGACCACGGAAAGGTGCTAAATAGTCTTGTGAGGGCTTGCGTTTCTCCCGAGCGTAAGGTATTCTTTGTGCATGGTGGTACGGAGGCTGCGGACAGAGAGGAGATTCGTAAGATTGTTGAAAGCGAATCCGATGCGGTGATCATTGCATCATATGGCACATTCAGCACAGGAATCTCTATCCGCCGCCTCCACAACATCATATTCGCCTCGCCGTCCAAGTCCCGCATTCGTGTCCTACAGAGCATAGGCAGGCAGTTGCGGGTGTCGCAAGACAAAACGGTGGCGCGACTTTACGACATCGGTGATGACCTTTCGTGGAAATCTTGGAAAAACCACACGCTACGACACATGAACGAGCGTATGAGATTGTATGAAGCGGAAGGGTTTGAACACAAACTAGTCAAGATACAGTTAGGAGAAGACGCATGAGAAGATCAAAGAAGTCGGAACTCAGAGTCTTCAAACTTCGTAGCGGTGAAGAGATCATTGCGAAGGTTGCTGGCAAGTCAAAAGACAAGATCAAGTTGCAGCGTCCAATGAAGATTGTGGAGAACTATCAGACCGATCCTTTCACGGGAGCAAAGCGGCAGTTTGTCTTCTTTACAAATTGGCTCGGAAACACCGCAGAACTGTCTGCTGATATTCCGCTTGACTTCATTGTGGTGGAACTGTCTCCTGATCCTGACATGATTTCTTTGTATTCACGACAGACAGAGGTGGAGGACACAAACAATTCGCCTCAACCAAAAAACCCAAAGTCTCTTTTCCCGAACATGAGCGAAGCAGACATTCAGAAAATGTCTGATGAGATTGACGAGAAACTAGAAGATATGCTGAAGCAGTTGGCTAGAGAAGAACCGCAGGGATCTTCTGGAGATGCCATAAATCCTATTCCAGTGGATTGGAACGCTTCAAATCCACCCAATCCTCTCCCACTAACTCCACCGTTGCCGTTCATGAATCCTGGTATGGGAATGCCTCCGCGACTGCCAAATTCTATTCTGTTCAGCGTGAGTATTCCGCAGGACATACTTGCTGCTTGGGTAGAGAGTGGATTCATTGACTATCTCAAAGACAGCGTTCAGGATTTCATCAGCACAGATTTTCTTGAAGAGATTATGAACGATGAAGAGGACGAGGTTCCGCAGAAGCCAAAGAAGAAGCGAAACAAGCGGGAAAAGATTTCCAAGGACGACTGGAAAGAACCCACTGATGATCTGAAGCAGAAGCCCAACTACGGCAACAGCCACGAAGATTGGTCGCCGTACCTGAAGGACTACTTGCCAGAGCAAGAGCCTCCAAAAAATCAAGATGAGGGTTGACAAAAGTACTACATGATGGATAATGATCCGTGAAAGGAATACGATGGCAAAAAAGAAAAGTGAACATTACATAGACAATCAGCAGTTTTTTGAAGAGATGCGCGAGTGGAAGACTCTTGTGAATGCAGCAGACAAGGCGGGAACCCCACACCCACCTGTCACGCACTACATTGGCGAGTGCTTTATGAAGATTGCGGAGAACCTGTCCCGCAAGCCGAACTTCATCAACTATCCGTATCGTGACGAGATGATCTCTGACGGAATAGAGAACTGCTTGCTGTACGCATACAACTTTGATCCGTCCAAGTCCAAGAACCCGTTCTCGTACTTCACACAGATCATCTACTATGCCTTCCTTCGCCGCATTCAAAAGGAGAAGAAGCAGGCATACATCAAACTCAAGAAGATTGAGATGAGCGATGTAGACTCGCAGATGAAGAAATGGTTCCGTGAGAACTACCTGAAGGTTGGCGACAACTTTGAGACTCTGCCGACATTCCTCACCGAAAACGACATCAACTCGTTTGAGAAGAAGACGGGTGAGGCTGAAATCGTTGTGGACGAGCCACTAGAAAAGCCGAAGAAGACCACGAAGCCAAAGAAGCCTTCAAAGCCGAAGGCAAAGGTTTCAAAGAAAGGCAAGAAGAAGTGAAGATTGCCATCGTGACGGACACGCACTTTGGTGCGCGTAATGATTCCCCTGTATTCATGGAACACTTCATGCGGTTCTTTGACCGCGTGTTCTTTCCTCGCATCCAAGCGGAAGGCATCACCACCATTATTCACATGGGCGACTTTCTTGATCGCCGCAAGTTCGTGAACTTCCTCACGCTGAATGCTGTCCGTAATGGTTTTGTGAAGCGGCTTGAAGAGAGCGGTGCGGTCATGCACTGCATTCTCGGAAACCACGACATCTTCTTCAAGAACAAGAGCGAGGTGAACTCGCTTCAGGAACTGTTCTCTGACAAGTTCGTGGTGTATGACAAGCCAACCACCGTTGAGTTTGACGGCACACCGATTGCGCTGCTGCCGTGGATCAACAAGGAGAACGAAGCGGAATCCCTGAAGTTTATTGCGGAAACTCCTGCCGAAATCCTCTGTGGTCACCTTGAACTGAACGGCTATCAGGTGCTGCGGAACACGCCATTTGATGGCGGTATGAGTCCCGAGCCATTCAAGCGGTTCAAGGCTGTGTACACAGGACACTTCCATACTCGTCATTCACGCGAGAACATCCACTATTTGGGATGTCCCTACCAAATCACCATGAATGACTACGGTGACAAGAAGGGATTCCACATTCTTGACACCGAAACCCATGAATTGGAGTTCGTCAAGAATCCGCATACGATCTTCACGCAGATTCGCTACGATGACAGCGAGGTGAGCGAGACTACCCATATCAAGGTGGACGAAGAGCGGACACGCGGCAAGTTTGTTCGCATCATAGTGGAGCAGAAGACAAAGCCGTATCTGTTTGAGAAGTTCGTTGATTCGGTGTACTCCACTAGCCCACACGGGGTCACGATTGTGGAAGACCTGCAAGCGGATCAGAGCGGCGGGGACAGCGAAACGGTGGATTTGAGCGAAGACACGATCAGCATCATCAACAAGGAGATTGAATCCCTACAGAATATCTCTGATCCGAAGCGACTGAAGACGCTTGTGCGTGAACTGTATGCGGAGTGCATTGCAAACGAGAGTGCCAAGCCATGATTACATTCAACAAGATACGATGGAAGAATCTCCTAAGCACGGGAAACTACTTCACGGAAGTCCAGTTGGACAAGCATTCCACCACACTCATCTGCGGTGAGAACGGTGCGGGCAAGACCACCATGTTGGATGCCCTGACCTTTGTGCTGTACGGCAAGCCGTTCCGAAACATCAATCTGCCGCAGATCGTTAACTCCATCAACGGCAAGGACTGCGTGGTTGAGATTGAGTTCACCATGAACGGACACGCATACAAGGTAGTCCGTGGGCTGTCTCCGAAGGTGTTCACGATTGAGAAGGACGGCAAGACCGTTGAGCAGACGGCTAACGCGAAGGACTATCAAGCCATTCTTGAGGGGCAAATCCTCAAGATGAACTACAAGACATTCTGTCAGGTTGTGATTCTTGGCTCCACGAACTATGTGCCGTTCATGCGACTTCCTGCTGCTGATCGCCGCAACATCGTAGAGAACCTGTTGGATATTGATGTGTTCTCCAAGATGAACGAGGCTCTGAAGAATCGCATCTCCTCCACGAAGGAAGAACTCCGTGGAGTTGAGTCGCAGATTTCTACCCTCAAACTAAAGATAGAACACAAGGCGGACATGATCGCCAAGATTGAGGAAAAGTCCGACAGTCAGTTGGAATCGTACAACAAGTCTCTAGCGGAAGAGCAGACAGCACTCACGGCACTGCTTGAGAAGAAGGCTAACCTACAAAGCGAGATTGCTGCGCTTGCAGAGAGCGTGGCATCCGTGGACAAGCAGCGTGACTCCATCTCGCAGATGACTGCTCTACGAAAGCAGATGCAGTCCAGTGTGAAGAAGGTGCAGGAAGAGAAATCGTTCTATGAACAGAACGAGGAGTGTCCTGTGTGCAAGCATGAACTGCCTGACCAGTTCCGTCAGGACATGATCTCTAAGAAGGACTCCCGTGAGATTGAGTTGGTCACGGCACTTCAAAAAATGCAGACGATGCTTGAGGATGCACGAACCAAACTGGACAAGTCCACAGAGGTTCTGTCCCTGATTGAATCCAAGAAGCAGGAGTCCCACAAGGCGGATTCTGCTATTGCCTCTTCCAAGAAGTACATGAAGCAGTTGCAGGATCTTTCCCGCAAGACCGAAGAGGAGAAGGGAACGGTGCAGACCGAGCGTGACAGCATGGCTGCTCTACAGACCGAGGAGCAGGGCGCGGAAGCGCAGCGGAAGGAGTTCGTGGAGGATCTTCACACAATGGAGATTGCCACGGTGCTGCTGAAGGACAGCGGCATCAAGCGCAAGATTATTCGTAAATACATTCCTGCTCTCAACAAAATCATTAACAAGTACTTGATTTCAATGGACTTCTTCGCCCAGTTCACCCTGAACGAGGACTTCAATGAAATAATCAAGAGCCGCCACCGTGACGAATTTTCGTATGATAATTTCAGTGAGGGTGAAAAATTGAGAATTGACCTGTCCCTCTTGCTAGCGTGGCGAGACATTGCTAGAATGAAGAACAGTGCCAACACGAACCTTCTCATCTTGGACGAGGTATTTGATTCTTCTTTGGATGCCGTGGGTACTGAAGAGGTGATCAAGATTCTTCAGAGCATGGGCGGGTCAAACAACATATTCGTGATTTCCCACAAGTCGGATCAACTGCTAGACAAGTTCCAAAATATCTTGACCTACAAAAAGGTCAACAACTTCAGCAAACTATGCTAACCATGAGTCGGAAACTGTCCAACGAACGCGCTCGCAGCATTCTTTCAGGAGGCGATGAGCCTGACTTTACAGCCATTCCTCAAGACGCAGACACCGATCTGCTTTTGGAAAAGTCTCTCCACTGGTATCGGCAGAATTTCAATTCGTCTGCCGCGAAGAAGTGGATTGTGGAGTGGCTAACTGCGGAGGGTTGTGACGAGAACGCAAAACTGGTGTCCCGTGCATCTAAAAATTCACTAAAGATGATCTCTCCGTACTGCCGCTGCGCCAGTCGTGGGTTTCCCCTCACAGACAAGCAGCGAGAGTTTATCCGCAAGAATGTGGATGAACTGCTTGATGACGCACGGAAGCGCATTCCCACGGAGCCGACCGAGCGGGTAACGGTTCAGGATCGGATTGAAGCCAAGGCAAATGAGATGCTGACCACCCTTGAGCCTGTGCTTGATACTACCATTGAGAGCGTTATGGCAACCAAGAAGAAGCCTAATCCTCTCATGGACTGGATCAGGGGGGCTGATCTAAACAAGCCTATGGCTACGGTGGCACTCCACCGCCTAGAGCAGTCTTACGCCGACCTAAAGGCAGCGCACGACAAGACGGACGCAGACTTGGTTGAAGGGTATTCTTATCTAAAACCCAAGAGCCTGAAGACCCTTGTAGAATATTTTGAGGAAGCCATTCGTAATTTGAATGACCGCCTTGGTGTTCTCCGAGCGTCCCGCAAGCCTCGCAAGCGCAAGCCCAAGAGCGTACAGACACAGATCAAGGGATTGAAATTCTTGCTAAGATGTGAAACCTTTGGTGTTGACTCTGCGAAGGCAAGTGATATCATTGGGTCACAAGGCTTCATCATGTTCAACACCAAGAACAACAAGGCTACGGTTTTCGTGGCAGTGGAACCCAAGAGCGGACTGTCCGTGAAGGGGTCTACGATCATGGGATTTGATTCTGCAAAGTCCTACGAAAAGACTGTCCGCAAGCCCGAAGACTTTGTGAAGAATGCCGATGGATGCAGAAAGAGTTTTACCGCTGCGGTGCGTTACCTCAACGGCGTGAAGACGAAGGCGGGAGTTCCCACGGGTCGTGTCAACAAGCACTGCCTCATTCTACAGGTACAGTAATGATTCTCGTAGACAACACACAGGTTCTGATGTCCTCCATCTTTGCACAGCAACGGGACATCGGTGCAATTGACGAACATCTTGTGCGACACATGGTGCTGAACACCTATCGTATGTACCGCAAGAAGTTCTTCCGCGAGTACGGGGAACTGGTGATCTGTCAGGACGGTGGAGCGTCTTGGCGGCGTGAATACTTCCCCATGTACAAGGCAAAGCGCAGGGCTGACCGCAAGGAGAACCCCGAGCAGTGGGAGCGGTTCTACGGCATCATCAACACCATCCGCGATGAAGTCGCGGAAAACTTCCCGTACAGGAACATGATTGTGCAGGGCTGCGAAGCCGATGACATCATTGCATTCCTGACAAAGCGATACGCCCCCACCGAGAAGATTCTGATCTTGAGTGGGGACAAGGATTTCGGTCAACTGCAACTACATCCTGGCGTGGATCAGTATTCTCCTCTGCTGAAGAAGTTCATCACGGTGGAGAATCCCAAGCAGTATCTGCTTGAACACATCATCAAGGGAGACTCTTCTGATGGTGTTCCAAACATTCTTTCTGATGATGATTCATTCGTGGACGAATCCAAGCGACAGAAGCCTGTGACGAAGAAGCGCATGGAAGAAATCTTGGAGTTCTACGCCGAGACAGGCAACATTGCTACAAAGTATTCCGCTAATTGGAATCGCAACAAGACTCTGATTGACTTGCTGCACATTCCTGCGGAGTATGAGGAAAGAATTGAATCGGAGTGGAATAAACCTTTTACCCCTTCTCGCGCCAAGATTCTCAACTACATGATTGAGAAGGGACTACGCAACCTGATTGAGGACATCGGAGATTTCTGAAATGAGTAGAAGCAATGACTGGAGCGAATACGACCGCGACCCTAGTGCGAGAAAGGCGCGTAAAAGCGTAGAGCGCAAGCACAAGAGTGCGAGGCGGCACGATGAAAAGCAGCAACTCAAGGACTACATGAACGATCTGAACGCAAGACGAAAGGACTTTAATTATGACGAGTACGAAGACAATGACGAGTAATTCCACTACCATCTCAAAGCGGACTCTTGAAATCCTCAAGAACTTCGCGTCTATCAACTCTGGCATCATCGTGAACGAGGGCAACACCCTGAACACTCTGTCGTCCACGAAGAATATTCTTGCGGAAGCCAAGGTTGGCGAGACTTTCACGAAGTCGTTTGCCATTTGGGACTTGAACAAGTTCCTTGGAACCGTGAGCCTGTTCAAGGATCCAGAGTTCGTGTTTGAGGAGAACTACATCACAGTAAAGAGCGGCAAGTCCAGTGTGCGGTACTACTACTGCGACCCGAAGTTGGTGACTTCCACAAGCAAGAAGATTGCCATGCCGTCCCCCGTGGTGCAGTTTGATCTCACGGCAAAGGATTTCGCGGACATCATCAAGGCAGCGTCCGTGCTTCAGGTGGGACACCTGTGCGTCCGCTCGTCTGCTGACGGTTCCAAGATTGAACTTGCCGCCACGGACAAGGGTGATGTGACTTCCAACTTCTATTCG